CCGTTCCCAGGGTATGAGCCAAGTACTGCGTTTCGCAACGTAGCGCAAGGCCTATCTCTGTTAACGTTAATCCACCGGGGGCGTTGAGCCCTTCGGCCTTTTGGTTCGGCTTCCATTCCGGGAGTCCGTTCAGGCAATTATGCCAAAACCCTTGTAAGGAGAACTACTATGCCTACGGCATCAGTACTCACAATAAACGATGGCGCAGCAACACCTGTTGCTCACTCGTTCACACCGCGTGGCTTTGTTGGCCCTGATCTTACCACTTTGATAGATCTGGACCACAATACCCCCGCGGCTTGCCCTTCATTTTCGCTCTCCCTGAGCCCGTCAACGAGTAATCGTAGAACTAATCGTGTAAAGATTAGCTTCGCTTACCCGAAAACGGCCGTCTCTGTGGTGGACGGAGCTGAAAGGCTTGTATACACAGCTCGCTTCAACGCGGATGTGGTCATACCTGATGATATGGCCGTCGCAGATCGCTGGGACTTCGCAGCATTCATTAAGAATGCCTTCGCAGACCCGTTGATCAACGACTATATCAAAGAGCTCGACCCAATATGGTAGCCAAATTCCAATTTGGCAACCGGATCGTTCCTCCATATCACTTGGGGTGGGGTAAAATACCACCCTTCGTGACTGGAGCTCCTACCGATCCAGACCGTAGAGATACGGGATGGTTAAGGTTGTCGGGTCGTCGAAAGACGGACCGTTTCCTTAAGGTAGTCGCTCTTTGTTGCATCACGCTCTATGTTACCCTGGTCACCATTTTTGTGGTGGCCATGGTACATGGAGAATTCGCTACCTGGCTTATGGCCGGATAGTTAATCCGTTGAGGTAAAAGCTATGTGTACAGATCGAGTCTGTAGCAGCGACTCAAAGTTTAACTTTGAGATCGAAGCAACACAACGTCTGTGTAGTATTATCGACAGTCCGAGGTCTCTCATGGTCTCCCTTTTGTTACAACATGGGGAGTATGAGTGCTTGGCGAATTTAACATGTAACCCGTTGCACTACCAGGACCATCAGCATTTCGCCGATGATTACCTGGCAACGAATCTCATGAAGAAGTCGCCAAACTTACCTTTGGCCATCGATAAGCACGACGTTGCTCTGAAGGCCTTTTGGTCTTCGGAGGAAGTGTGTAGGGAAACAAACGAACGTTTGTTTGCGATACCACGGGGGGGTTTACCTCCTAAGGTGGAACAGGCACGTACGTTAATCCATAACATCCTCGGACCTTTGACGATAGATGATCTTCGATATGTTGAAGACCATTTTCGTTTTGGGCCCGGGGCTACCACCTCTGTTACTGGTGTTGGCAGTGTAACATCAGATAAATATGATGCAGAAATGCATCTGACCTCTGAACTCTACCCCTTCTATAAGGCCATTCTTGGCCAAGTCTGGTGGGATCATACCCGCCCGACCATTGTGGAAGGCAATAAGTTCACGTCTGTTCCCAAGACGGCGTTGACTAACCGCGGAATATGCGTTGAGCCTCATCTGAACATTTTCGTTCAGCTGGGAATCGGCGCACTACTGCGGAAACGTCTTCGTCGGCTTGGAGTCGATTTAACCGATCAAACTCGTAATCAAGAGTTTGCGCGGCGTGCGTATAGAGATGGTCTTGCGACCATTGATCTTAGCAAAGCTTCAGATTCTGTTGCTTATGCTACGGTCATTTGTCTCCTTCCGCCCGACTGGGTGCAGCTTCTAGAGATTGCACGCTCGCCTGCCACTTTCATAGCAGGTGAGTATGTAACGCTCGAAAAGTTCTCGTCCATGGGAAACGGTTACACATTTGAACTGGAGTCGCTTATTTTTGCGGCCCTGGCCCACGTGTGTAATCCAGGTCAATCTGATGACATTGCCGTTTACGGTGATGACATCATTGTGCCTGCCCAAGGAGCCTCATGTTTAATCGAGGCTTTAGAGTCCCTAGGCTTTAAAGTTAACGAATCGAAGAGTTTCCTGGCAGGAAATTTCTTCGAATCCTGCGGCAGAGATTTCTTCCAAGGAATCCCTGTACGACCTTTCTTCCTTAAAAAGGAGGATGGGACACACTCTATACCGTATGCGTTACAGTTTTGTAACGCATTGCGTCTGTACCTTTTCAAGAGCAGCTCAGAAATGGGCTGTGATGAGAGGTTTAGACCTGTATGGCTTTGGGCAAAGGGTTTAATTCCTAAGCCTTGGAGCACATGTACGGTGCCACCCAAGTTCGGCGACCAAGGTTTGATAGTTTCCCGTTTAGAAATACGCGGGGCTAGAAAACCACGGAAGCACAACACGAGTGGGTTAGAGGGTATTGAGGTTAGGCACGTAAAGTGTACGACACGGGACCTCCGAAAGGAGACCCT